GGCGATACTCGATTGGAATCCCGAAGAACGCCACTAAAAGCGGCTCGAGTCCTCCGGGGCGCCAGATGACATGCATCTGCATGGTGCGCTTGACCTCTCCGACGCCATACCCCTTCGGGCGGTTCTTCCCCATGAGGTTGAACACGTGGAATTGGTTCTCGGTCAGTTCCATCGAGGTGTCCGCACCCTGGTCGTAAGCATACTTGATGCTGTACGTCGGGGATGCAGTTTCACCGAACAAGCCAAACAGGAACGTATCCTGCTTCGACTTTGAATCACCCCTCACCACGACGACGTTGCTTGCCTTGCAAAGCGGGACGCCATCGAACGGAGTGCCTTGGGCTACGTTGTGCATCATGTCGCAAACTGACTTCGAAAGGCTCGTCGTCGAGTTGCGCGCCAACCAAACCCATTTGTGATGCGATCTGGGTTGGTATTGAATGCAGACGTTATACGTCGTGAACGCAGCTTTGCCAAGATGGTCGATGTAAATGAAATCGTTTGCCGCGTAGTCCCATGGGCGTTGAGTATGACAAGTCTGCCCATTCACGGTCGAGACGCGCTCGGTGACTACCACCTCGCCATCCTTCGTTACCGTGTAGTACCACGTGGAATCAGTACCAACACCCGCAAGTTTCGTGTATTCGGGCGTGATAATCACCATATTCTCCCCAGCGTACTTGCTAAAATCATTGATATACACGTCCTGATCGACGAACGTATATACCATGCCGGGAACGAAAGCATCATCCGGATTCGAGTGCTGCAGGTCCTTGATATTGTGAGTTTCTCGGCGACCATAAGCCTTCTTATCGCGCGCAGCGCCGCTGATGCTCTCGTCGAACATCTGATAGCCGGCACCGTGTAAAGCGTCGCGCGTTGCAGAAACGCCAACCTTGCGGGAGGCACCTGCAACCGGATGGTTGCTGTCTGTGCTCGCGATGACGCTGGCATCCGCCCCTGGCGGGGTGAAGCCTTGCGCCAACTGCCGAAAGAGTGAATGGTCGTCCTGCTTTTGGTGTTTGCGGACCTTCTTACGGGCAGTCGAGTCAAATGCGTGCGTCTTGGTCTCGGAACGAATTATAGCAGAGACCAGACGTTGAACACGGTCCTCGCCAGAGACCTGCGTTGAGCTATCCGACAACCACCACCTGGCTTTGCCATGCCATTTGGTGCTCTGCGGCACGGAGCTTTTCATCTTTTCGAGCTCGTGCTTCAGATATTTGCCGGCCAACTCGCTCACGGGGATGCAGCATACGGATATTTCCCGCGAGGCGATCTTAGCGATTATGCGCAGCCACGGCAGGCGAAGAGCATCCTCAGTTATGAGTTGTTCCTCGGTTGCGCGGCGTTCGTCATGTATGAGGAGGTCCTCGAGGAACGAGGAAACCTGCTCGCCAACTCCCTTGCGTACCTCGGCGATTGACGGTAAATCGCACGTGGTATGAACCCCAGATCGATCAAGATTGGGCGCAATGAGCTGGTACCCGTCCATCGCTCTCGCGCAACAGACAGGCACAGCCGATAGCTGCATAAAAGGATCCATGCAGAACTCTTGCGGATCCGGCCGGCCGTCGTAGTCGCAGCCGTTAGGCGCAGGCTCGTCAGTCTTACCCAATAGAGGCACGCACTCGCGGTCAAGCAAGAGGGGCTTCGGGGCTTCGGCGGGATGCATCAGTGGTTCCATCTCAGGATCGTTCATTGATCGGCTGTCACGACCCTAGGGACGTGGAAAAAGAAGCTCTCGGCTTTCAGCTACTCGCT